AGAGTATTTTGAATTCAAAAACTCATTTTTGCTAATGGCATTTACTTTGACTACGCCACCCCACAAATCTACACCTGATTTATATTCAGACAAAATATTTTTGATTTTTGTCGCCCACCGCGACTTGGGCACGCCAGCCAGTACATCATTATCAATAACGACACACGGTTCTCCGTCTTCTGTAATTTCAATAGAATGGCGAATTTCGGACTGACTATTTTCTGCTTCACCGCCATGCTTACCTTCTAACATTCTTTGGCGGTTGTCAATGGCATTGTCCAGTGCGTTAAAAAAGTCGTCCAGCACCGGCACCTGCTGCGCCGCTTTTTGACCGGCTCGTGCAGTGGTATTCAGCGCGCCCTGTCCCTCAATTACGCTGCGCACAGCGTCCAACAATTTTGCAAAGAAGTCCTTGATTTTTTCGATAACGGACTTCTTTTCTTTTTGGGTCAGGTCCGCATCTTCTGCCAGCCACTTGGCAAACTTCTCGCCGCCCTCCTGCGTGCTTGCCTCACCGCTAATAAAGTCAAAGATCATCTCGCTGACGGCATCTTCAATAGAATACTGCTTGCCGTTCTCGCTGTACCCATCTACATACTTCTGCAGCAGGTCAATCTTATCATCGTGCGCATAATCGCCGGTTGCCAGCATATACTCAACAATCGGCCGGCAGGCGTCCAGCATTTCCGCCGTGTTGTAGGCGTGGGTGTACTCGCCCAGCTCGTGCATAAGCGTGGCGTAGATATGCCCACTGTCCGGGTTCAGCACCACCTTGCCGTTGGCAGGATCAATATAGCCGTTATCGTTGCTTTCCAGGCTGCCGTCCAGCACAATGTCCAGCTTGGTCTTGGCCGCCACACGATCCAGGACTTCCTTTTCCTGCGGGGTAACCGTAGCTTCTCCGGTCAGCGTTACAACGCCGCCCTGGTTCTTATTTGCTTTGGTAACGGCGGTCTTGGTGGTGCCGATCTCCTTAGACTGCTCCTGACCGCTCAGGAACAACTCATTGGCAGCACCACGGTCCATAATCCCCATTTCAATCGGTGCAGACAGTGTATTGGCTGCCTGGTCAAATGTAATCTTGCCTGACGCACCGGCGTTGTAAAAGCTCTCCGCCGCGTGCAGATAGGAATAAGGGTTGACCTTGCTGTCGTAATTTTTCACCAGCGCATAAGCGCCCAGGGAGCCAAACTTGGCAGCGCTCTTGTAGACCGCCTTGGTGTTGGGGTTGTTGAACTGCACATAATCCGTAGTGGTCTTCGTACCGTCTTGCAGCTCGACCACTGTATGGCCGTCCTGCACCTTAAGAACGCCTTTCACCTGGCTCTCCGGCACAGGCTCTGCCCGCTGCAAATCCTGCGGAACCGGTGCTTGCTGCGCAGTCTGTTCCACCTGGGTGGCCACATCTGCATTTTGCGCTTTGGCTTCTTGGTTCAGTTCTTCAATCTTAGCTTTCTGAATGCCGTTGTAGGTATCCTTGAACTCATTATACCCTTTTGCCTTTGGGTTTACAAGGAGTTCATTCATATATGCAGCAGAAGAACCGCCACGCAGCATTTCATAGGCCATACTGCGGGTAGTAGATTGTGCCCAGTCAGTGCTATTGTCCTGCAGCTCGGCGTACAGGGCCTTTGTGGTCTTGTCCCCTTTAATCTTCCCTTCGCCGTCGAAATAGCTGCTCACAAAGCGGCTGGCGGCCTTGTCCACATTCTTAGCGCCGCTGTCTTGCAGCCGTTGGCGCACAGCGTCCTCCAGCACGGTCTTTTGAGCCTGCGTAGTCGCAGCATCATCGCTGGTCTGCATTTCCATAGCCAGCTTTCCCAGCTGCCGCTTGGATATAGTTTTGCCGTTTTTCTCTGCATCAGCCAGCTCGGCGGCAATACGATACAGTTTGGAATTCTCATCCGCTGTCAACCCGGCGTCAATCAACTTTTTTGCATTTCCGTTACTGCGTACATTCTTGCCATAGCTATCCTGCTGCAAATGCCGTTCTCCAGACATGATTGCTTCGTTTGCGCCGCTCATCGCCATACCGGACAGGCCCCCAGCTAAGAAAGCCGATAAATCTTCTTGCCCCGCCATAGACACGACTTTGGCAAGCGCCCGGGAATTGCTCAATCCCTGAGCACGGCATTTATCGAAGGCATCCATCATTTTGCTTTGGTTGCCGTTTGCCAGCGTATCGACAATGCGATCAAGGATATTACTGGCTACCTCTTCCGAACCCTCTGACGCAAAACTCTTTGCAAGGCGGGCAAACACATTGCCGCCGGCACCGAGAATCGCATCCAAACCAAGTTTTTCTGAGATATACTCAACCGCGCCATACAGTGCGCCTACGCCTAGTGCACGATCGTCAGAAAAGCCCTGCTCTTTCATGTCTGTAACCGTCTGCGTGGCCGCTTCCGATGACATAATCAGTGAGGTGGCGTTTGAAGTAATATTCTTTACCTTTTCAAGTGTCGCGCCACTCGTTTCACCCCCTGCTAAGCCCACGCCGAGACTCTTACCGACCAGCATAGCAGCGACAGAATCAGCCATAGACATTCCTGCATTGTAGATCCAAGAACCGGTGTTTCCCAAAATGGTATTTTTATCTTTCCAATAGTCCTGATTCGCAATTTCTTCTGCGGTCGTTTCGCGAGTAGCGTTAGCCATCTTTCCGGACAGATTGAAAACATCGTATGTATCATCTACGGAATGGCCGGTTGCTTTAGCTGCTGCGCTGGTGATAAAACCCGGCGCACTCATTAGATTTTCACCAACAGAAGCGATATTTGCCACGGTGGCACCAACAGCACCGTCTTTAACCATTTCCCTTTGCGACTCTACAGCTGCGTCGGTTGCTCTTTGCTGCAAATCCTTGTTAATTGCTGATATATATTCATTTGCAGCGTCTGCGCCCTGTGTATTATACAGATAATTGTATGTGCCCCGCTGCACATCAGTCATTTGGCGATATTTCTCATCGTCCATCGTTTTGGTCATGCGGTTATTCCACATCGCCACATTGTCCGTGCCTATATTACTGGCAACACTGGCAATGGACTCAGACAATCCGTTCACCTTGCGATATACATCGTCCTGATTGGACTTGTCGATTTGCTTTGACTTAGCAGCATAATCTTTTTGATTAGGAATATCCGAATATTTGTCGACGATTTTTTGTCGCCGCTCGTACTCCTCCATCTTTTGGATCTTTTTATCATATTCATCCAGCGCAGCCATGTGCCGATTGGCTTCCTCCTGCATTTTTGCGGCGCGCTCGCTATCCGTCCGCTCCAATGCGATACCAATCAGCTTGTCTATGGTGTTGCGTGTTTGACCACCGTACTGCCGTGCATAGGCTCTGCGCTCTTCACGCAGTTGGTCAAGATTTTCCACTGTATTCGGAGTGGCATCAAAAGTATCAACGGCCTGTAATGCTGATGTCGAAGCTCTCCAGCTGGCATTTTTAGCCTGATCGCTCTCCATGGCGTCTAAAACCGCAGCACCCTGCACAACATCGTGATTGATATAATCAGAACGGCGGACACCCTCACGCTTGTCCTTTTCCTTTACAGATTTCTGCAAATCTGCCCAATATCCCATTTGAAACTCTCCTTCATACTATTTCTTCTTAGGCGTTATCCCATAATTTCGACACAATGTATTGTATTGAGATTTAGATATATGGCCCTCAAAATATGCGTCCTCGATTGCTTCCGCCTTGCCCTGTTTTGTACGATTCATGCCAATAGTTTTAACAAAGCCGTCCATTTGTTTTTCCGTCCATCGTTCGCCTCGATTTTCGTATCTTGAATTGTCAAACTTTTTCTCCCATGACGACTTCTCATCAGAAGATGCATAAACAGGATTGCTGTTTCCAAAACCAGTACCGTAGCCACCGCGTCCACTGGATCTGGAAGAGCGAGAAGAGCGTGCGGCCTTGGCAGCTTTTGCAGCCTTGGCAGCTTCCTCCTGCTGCCTTTTCCACTGCAGTACATCCAGCTGGTAATCCTGATCAGCCTTCCACTTGGAGAGCGCTCTGTCCGCCTTGCTCTCACCCAAGTTGCCCTCGTATTTAGCCATATCGCTAAGGAAGGACAGGTTATCACTGTATGCCTGGCTATCTACCGCACCGGTCTTTTCCACCGCTGCGTCCCACAGAGAGCGTGCATTCTGTAAAGCTTCCACCTTGTCCTGGTACTTTTGGTAATCAAACGCACCGGCCTCGTTGGCTCGCTGCCCACCGGCGGCTTTATTCTCCATTTCCCCGGAGCGGATTTGGTTTGCCGTAGACAGTTTGGACAGCAAGTCCTCATTCTGACCGACCAATCCGTTCATATAGCTCTGCTGGGCAGCAGGCACGGTGTAGTCCGTGTCATAGCCACCGGCCATATTCTCTTCTGCGTTAGTCTGCGTGTCCGCTGCTGCCAGCTTAGAAAGCGCCGCATAGTCTCTGGCATAATCGCCGAACACATCAGCGTTGCCGAAATTGGAAGACTGGGCACGGCGATTGAGAATATCATCCACCGCACCCTCTACCATCTTAGCGAATGTACCGTTACGGTAAGGGCCAATTGCGCTGAGTTTCTTGTCATAGTCGTTCCTGTTTTTCTGTGCATTTTTGGTTGCCGCAGACTGTTTCACCTTGCCAAGCGCTTTTCTGGTCTTAGAACTGTAACTCATCCAATCCCTCCTTACTTCTTGTTAAGAATTTTACGCTGAAGTTTGTTGTTCCGATCGGCAATAGCCCTTTCCTGTTTGCGTGCCTGCTGGCTCTCGTTCAGGTTGCCGTAATACTGCTGTTGACCGGAGGCAAAGCTGCGATCATCGTTCCATTTTGCGTAGTCATTGGAATAGGAAGTATTGAACCGATTCGTGTTGTAATCCATCTTGTTATAGGCGTTGCCCACAGCGTCCTGATACCGCCCATACTGCTGCTGATTCACACTATCAAGAAGGTCGTAGGCGTTCTGCTTACCTTGCTGCTGTTGGTCATACTTCTGATACGCCAGGGACAGAAGCTGCGACTGTATATTAGACAGATTGTTCAGCTGTGCCTGGTTGGCAGCATTACCCGCCGTAGTCGCCGCAGAGGATGCATAGCCACCTGTTGCTGACGCCATCTGGCCCATAGTGTCCAGCATATCATTACGGCCCTGCGCCTGGTACTGTGCCTTATAGGCCTGGTATGCAGCGTCATTGTCTGCGTCATAAGAAAACTTTGACTTTAAGATGCCACCCAACATATTTTGCAGCCGGGCGGTATAGTCCGTCAGGCCATTTGCCTTGGCATATCCGCCATAGCCGCCGTTTAACAGAGAATTGTAGCCTTTGACACTGGCGTCCATGTCCTTCTTTTCCTTGGACTTCATCAGTGCTTTATAGTCCTTGGAATTGGTCCATCCGCCGCTATACTTATTGACTGTTTTTGTCCAGCTGCTCAGGTTCTTTTGCGCAGCCGTCTGTTTGGGCTTGCTTTTCTTCGGTTTGCTCTTTGCCATTTATCTGATCCCCCATATATGCGATATTGTTCGTGCTGTGATCTTCACGCTGCCGCTTTTCACATTGGCAGAATAGCAGCTGTCAATCGTCACCGTATTTCCCGCATAGTCGCCGTCCACGGACCACACAGTAAAACTGTCTGTTGCGCCAATGTTCGTATGCGATCCGCGAACGGCAGTGCAGCTACGGTCTCCGTCCAGAATAGGGCACAGGGCGTGCATCCAGCTATTGCTAAAGCGGATAAGCAGAAAGCGGTAGTTGTCCACACTGTCATTCAGAGTGATCGTATCGCCAGCCTTTGCGGTACTCCCGCTGAACAGTAGAGCGGATGACCGACCGTCCCGGATCATCTCGTCCACCTGCTCCGTTTTCAGGCCTTTTGTACTCCGCCGATCACCGTCTCCGCCATTGGTTAATGACGCCAAAAAGGTCCGCGTCAGATTCTGTTCGTCCATGTTGTTCAGCGCATAATTCAACTTATCTGCCATCTGGTTCAGGTACAGATACAGACGCTGTATCCGCTGACTATCCGTTACACCGTCAGACGGCTTGCCAATGTTAAAAGTCATAAGTCACTCCCTAAAGTCATTGTGTTTGCAATACTGATCACCCGAACATCTCCGCAGCCTTCCAACCGCAGCGCATAGTGATCACAGGCTTGCGGAACGATATTCAATACTTCCGTCTTCGGTGTACCATTACCGGTCAACACACCCATCTGGATCCACTGCCCGCTGCTGTCGTACTGGATAAACGCTTTGAGCACAGCGCCCAGCGCGATCTTAGCCCGCAGGTTAATACGGCTGACGATCTTCTTATCCGGGTACGAAAAGTCTATGGCACCGGTCTCTGCGTACCATTCCACCTTGTCTTCCGTTTTGTACAGTTCCAGTCCGGACAAAGCGGTCTCGTTGTGTCGGCCAAGTTCATGGAAAATACAGTTCGGGTCCATTGCATAGACCGACCCGGTGTAATCCGTGATAAAGTGCAGATACCGCATTCCGTTCAGACGCACCCACAGGCTGGTATTCAGGTCATAGACAAAGGTCTCGTAGCCGCCGTCCGTCTCGTTCTTCATAGAGATATAATACTTGCCAAGGGAACTTCCGGCGTTGGCTTCTGTGTATCGTGTGTTACCCAGGGCAGCGGAAATGTTGGTCACCGTGCTGCCATCAAATACACACACGCCGTCCAGCGACTTATAGAATACTGCTCCATTCAGCACCGCCAATGAGCCGGAGCAGTCATTTTCAACGCCGCGATCTTCAATGGCAATGCGTTGGTATGCCGCCGGATAGCCGCCGTAAATGCCATAAATCTTATTTTGTTTGAAGAAGTACGGCATATCGTTTAAGGACACCGCGCCGGTAAACGGCTCATCATCACCCAGGGACAATGCGTAGGAGTCAGATGCCGTATTCTCAAAGCAATACCAGTTGGTCGGATCACCCAGCTTGCTGGCGTAGATTTGGTTAATATGCTTACCTGCTGAATCTTTGCCGTACTTGCAGCCCCACACGCGGTTTTGTGCTACAGTGACAAAGTCAAATTCCGGAAGCACTTTTTCTATTCTGTTTGGACAGTGATATGTGGAATCAATAGCACGCCGAAGGCCCTTAACAATCAGCCGGCTGCCGTCATCGGCTACAGAATGTACATTCGCCCATTCGGTAACGAACACACTCTTGCCTGCAGACACCGAGAACTTGACCGTATCACCTGCCTTAACGGAAGCAAGTATATCGTCTTTGATATCTGTCGTATCCACAAGCACATAGGTCACCGGAACCGCGATCCAATCGTCTGCTGTGGCAGAATAAGCCTTGAACACAGGTACATCATCGTTAGTGGTATCTACCCAGTATGCGTAGAACCGAGTATTTGAAAACAGCACATTATCGACTGCCACCCAAGCACCATCTTCATTTTTGTATAGCGTACCCTGACTAAATTTTTTAAGTCCGCTACCTGTTGTCCCGGTGGTATCCAGCCAATAGTCATTGCCTTTTGTGCCAGGGTCTTTATCCTGCCGCTTCCACGCGCTGGCAGCCGCAAGCGTATTGAACTCGCCATTGCCTCGCACGGCCATTAGGTCACCGTTTGACCGCACAACATAAGTACCTATAGCAGCACCGGCAGGTTTTGCAGCGCTATATATCAACCGCGTGTACGGAGCACCGTCCGCACTGCACATATCGCAGCCGAAATAAGTATCCGTCGTCTTGTTAAACGCCAGCGTCAGCACACCCTTGTCCGGTTCTTCCGTGTCAAAATACAATCCGTATGGGAAGATTAGGATTTTCGTACCGAAGTTTAACAACTGCAATTTGCCGTCCACGGCTTGCAATTCGGACAGCTTTTCTCTGAAACTATAATGGCCTCCGTCATAGTACAAAACATCGTTAAACGCTGCTGTTATCTTCTGATTTTTAATTAGGCAGCCAACATTCTTACCGGAAGCCGCCACATCAATGAATGTAAATGCTCGTGGATCACGTGTGTTAAACCATTCTACATCGGTCTGTGTATGGTTTAGGCTTTCCTGCTCTAACGCATCAATAATTTCTTTATCAGAAGCGTTCTGCTGTGTTTCGTCCTTGTAAATGGGTCTTTGTGCTTCCAATTCATATTCCCTATAGATCGTATCGACCACTAAGACTTTATCCGTTTCGGTTTCCATCTTCACATTCTTGCCAAGCGCAAAAAGAACGCCATTATCAAAAGTATGTTCGTCTGTTCCAACATGAATACACACATCAGCATACGGAGCAGCGTCAAATCCAATATACGAAACTGCTTCATCGAAACTATACGGATCCGAACCATCTGGTCCTAATCTTACCGCAATTTTTTCTTTCAATGCCGCCTTAAAACGAATAAAGTAGCGAATGGTCATAACCCTCCGAACTACAATTTTCGGTTCCAAAGAGCTTCCTATTTCGTCCCCTGCTTTGCCATATTTGTGGACCTGAAACGCACTATTCACAATCGACATCCGATTGTACACACGCTCATCACCATCTAATGTGTAAATTTCACCTACAACCTCGCCATCAAACTCCGGATACTTGTACCGGTTCATCGGTGCGCGGTTGGACAGCATAGGGTAATCGTCCAATGTGATATTCTCGGTATTAAAGAATTCTCCAGCCTGCTGCACAACGCGGTGATTATAGCCCAGGAATGTGGAGATCATCTCTCGGTTGTTGCTCACATTACTAAGCACTGGTCTTTGCATACTCGCACCTCCTAAAAGCGCAGCGGCACATTCTTGGCCGCGTGCGTGCGATTGTACTGGTTGCGGAATGAGGCCAGCATTGTATTGAATACAGAATTTACAGCGCTGTATCGGTTGAAGTCACCGGTGTACAGCAGCATTTGGGACTGCAAGTAGTGTATGTAAAGTTCGTCATAAGGGGACGGCACAAGCAGTTCCTGGGTATTCGGCGTTTTTTCCGTGTATCCGGCAAAGGCAGGTGCGCCCTCTCTGGCGTCCATAATTTCCAATTTGATTTGTTTATCCAGTCTATTCAGCCAGGCGATTTTTTCGTTCATGGAAAAGGTCGTGTTGGGGCACAGCTTGTCCGCCTGGTTGACTGCTTCCGCAATCGTCATATTGTTGTTCCCTCCTCATAGTAAAAAGGGCAGACGGAATATTCCGTCCGCCCTTTGTCGGTTACATACCGGCTGCCTGTGCAGCCAGCTTTTGAATGAGCTTGGCATTCTCTGCTTCCATCTGAAGTCTGCGGTTGACTACCTCTGCAATCGGCTCCGGCACTTCTACCGGGATACCGCGCTCGATCTGATATGAGCCAACGCCCGCCACAGAAGCGAACATGTGGCTCTCGTTGTTCATCGGGTCCAGCGGAATAAGCACAGGCACCATTTTCCACTTAGGTGCAGTTTCTTTCTTCTCAGCCGTTTCTTTCTTCTCAGCCATTCTTAATAGTCCTCCAATCAGTTTTCCGTGGTGCTGGTGTCTGCACTGCGGTAGCTACAGCTCTCAAAACGAATGATGGCATACTCGTTCAGAATCTTTGCACCGTGCGTAGCCTTCCAGCCGGTGGAGCTACGCTGGTTCAGCGGATCATCGCCATAGCCCAGCGGCTTAACGATGTAGTCCAGGCCCAGGCCGTCCAGCTCGGTAACGCCGTAAGCATTGGCGCCCAGGAACAGCGTGCCATACACAGCCAGCTTGGAGCCAGAAGTCTGCTTGTAAATCTTAGCGTTGGAAGAATCGACAAAACGGCACTTGCCAATCTTACCGATCTCGCCCTCGAACAGAGCGGTAGTGTCCGCATACTTGTGCATCTCCTCCCACTCGCTGGACAGCATAATATCCGTCTCCACATCAGGGTGGATAATGCAGACATAGTAGCCATCAATAGGGGTAATATCCCGACGCTTCAGCTCGTTGACCATCTTCTTTACATCAGCCACGGTCAGTTTATCAGCCGCAGTCAGTGTATCACGAGAAGTCTTGCCGCCGGCATAAGCCACGCTGGTGGTTGCCTGCATAGCATTTCGTGTCACCAGGTCAATGGTGTTGCCAGCCTGGTTGCCCTGCTCTTTGCAGTCCTCCACGATCACATTATCGAACGCGGCGGTCTGCAGCACATCGGTGTGCTTAATGTAGTCACCGTACTGGCTAACAGTGGCCTTAATGGCGGTCACAGTCCGTTTGGTGCCATTAGGCGTTACGCCTTCTACCAGCGGGGTAAGAGCAGGCGGCAGGCTGGAAAACTTACGCCACTCTGCTACCTTGCCAGAGCCGCGCGGAATGGGCTTTTTCTGCCCGAACTGACCATGCACCAACTTGGGCTTGGCATTCTCCAGCAGCTCCTTAATGTAATATTCCTTGATTTCAGTCGAAAGGCCGGTGTCAGTCGTTGCAGCCATGTTGGCAGTGCCATCGAACAGCTGCAGGTTCATTTTCTTATTCATGTTTCCTCCGTTTCTGACAGAGGATCGGTTTTTACTTGCCGCTAAGGAATCGTTTGATATCCTCCGGCGTTTTCAATTCCCCTGTCGCAATTTTCTTGTTGATGAGTTGGTGCTGCTCTCTTGTCAAGGCAGCAATGTTGACAGAAGTCTTGACCGCAGGAGCGGTAGAAGATGCGTTCTCTTTTGGCACATGACCGCGTGAGCGGATCGTGTCCGCAGCGGCTTTCGCTGTACTCTGAGCTGCAAACTGCATTGCGCCACCGGTGAGCTCGGTAAGGTGGCGTGCTTCAAAGGCAGTCTTGAGCGTGATGCCGGGGCATTTTAACAGAGAGACAAACTCAGGATCTGCCAGTTCTGCATCCAAGTCAAATGCATCCCCATACAAGGACTTGACCGCCTCGCTCTCGTCCAGCCACTGCTGGTACTGCTGTACTGCTGCGTCCTGCCGTTCGCGTTCCTGCATTTCCTGGCGGAATGCAGCGTTTTCACGCTCCAGCTTGTGCATCTGCTTCAGTGACTCGATCGGCACACCCTTCTCCACTGACTCCTGCTCGTAGAAGCTGTTGTCGTCTTCCAGGGCCTGCATGAGTGCCTCCGGGTCCGTAGCGTCTGCGCCGTACTTTTCGCCCAGCATATCAAGCAGGGGCAACACCCTGTCATACTGTGCCTGTGCGGCTTCATCAGCACGGAACCGCTTTTGCATTGCAGCGTTGATGTGCTTTTGATACGCATTTTTGTACTTGTCCTTAATCAGAGCCTTAAACTCTTTGTCAAGGTCTTCCGCTGTGCTCTCATGAGCACCATCCTGCGTGGCGGGCGCAGTGTTGTCTGCCGTATTGTTCTGCGTGGCGGGCGCACTGCCGGTGCCGTCTGCTGCACCGCCCTCGCCATCGAAAAGCTGCAGCAACATGGGCATCAATTTGTCTGTTCTCATAGGAACTCCTTTCTGTCCGTATCAGGTGGACGAACCCTTTACTCGCATAATAACAAAAGAGGGGGCGATCATGTCACCCCCCCTTTCAGCTTATTTGGATATGCCCCGGATAGCTATCGGCCAGTATTTCCATCCCGCACCGAAAAAAGGTAAACGTTGCCGGCACCGTGCTCTCATTTTTCATCGGTACGCAACGAATACACACATTTCCCGGAGAAATCTTGATCTGTGGTTCACACAGTAGAGCTCCAGCTACATACGCCCTACGCGCGACTTCCGCCAGCGTGCAGGTAAGGGCAGAAATAGCAGCGCATACCAGGTCATGATCCTGTTCGTTGCGTGGCGCATCGGCGTGGCCTTTCAGTTCTACGGAGCAAGCACCAATATGTACCGTAGTCATTATTCCGGACTGGTGCTTGTGGCTACTCTCTTGCGTGCCTGCGTTGCAAGAGAGTTGTCCTGGTATTTGTCTGTGTTACCTAAGCTGTCGCTGGCGGTCGGCGTTGTGTCCACCGACTGCGTGTCTGTCACCGCCGCACCGCTCATTGCACCCGGTGTCATATCCTGACCGCTCATCAGATCTTGACCGGTTAACTGCTTGATGATCTCATTGCTGGTGTTCAGTGCCTGTGTCATCTGCTGAATCGTGTTCCACATCGTACCGTTTTCCTGGACCCGCTGCACTATGCGGTCTTTGTGGTTAATATCCATCATATCCAGAAGTGCCAGCGCCTGATCTGCGTTCTGCGGGTTCAACACGCCCAGGTTGTACATCTGCACTGCCAGCTCATTTTGAGCCAGTTTACTGTAAGGGCTGGCCTTGCTGGCCGATACATCTACATCGAAGTTGGGCATCTGGTAATACTCATCGTCCGGGAACAGCGTTTCGATACGCCGCTCCTGCATATTCTGATTAGAGAAGGTCTCAAACGATACAGATCCATCCGCGCCGGTAATACGGAACACACGAGGCATATCGTAGAACTGCCGAATACGCTCGATCACCATCAAGATAATCTCCTTGTATGCCCGGTATGTACCCTTGATTTGCCAGCGCGAAGTCTTGCTCCCGGCTTCCTGCATGGCGCTGATTGCACTGGCTGCCGTTACCCCGCTGCTTGTACCGCCGCTGGACACATCACGGTTACCGCTGGTCTCCTTCATCTCGTCAATCTTGTGCATGAGCACATTGTAGGCGTTGCCGTCTATGCCATTGATCACGATTGGCGCATAGGTGTCCTGGCCCACATTGTTACCCACCTTAATGAAATGCTTGGAAGTATCCGCGAAGTCGTCTTCGTTGATCTCGCCATCGTCACGCACCAAATAGCGCGGCACAGAGCTCCAGATTGCGTTTTCCAACATCGCCTGGGACAGTTTGTCAATATATTCCTGCGGTTCCTTACAGAGGTCCACATAGCCATATCCGGCAGGGCTTCCGGCCACACGGAACAGCGGGTCAAACACAAAGGGATATTTGCCGTCAATATACAGCCCGGTATCCTTCCGTTCTGGGTCATTCTCAGTTGCATACAGCACTACACCGTTGCAGAACTTCACATAGTGCACCACATTTTTGCCATCCACATTCACCTTGTAGTACCAGTCTACCACCTGACTGCGATTGCTCTTGTCCACCGTATCATCAAACTGGTACTCTGTTTGTACCACACTGTGCATAGAGGATAATCGGTCCTTCAGCTGCGGATACTGAGACACCAGTACATCGTTATTGGCAGAAGTGATATGGAACAGATTGGCCGAGTCTTGGATATTCTCAATCCCAGGCTCCCAAGCAAAATTCAGGATATCGCACTTTTTAACGCTCACATCGCCAAGGCCATTCAGCTTGTCCTGATCCCACACCACAGCGTATATGCCTGTACCGTTCAGGACCTTGGAGTGCACTGCCTGGTCAAACTCCTGTTCAAAGCCGTTCTCATCCAGCACCACCGGCACCACGGCAGATAACTGCTTAGCTGTCTCCTTGTCACCCTCTTCCTGCGGCAGAATATTGGGCTCAGGGAAATTGTCCATATAGTCAGCGACCTTGTTATCCACGCAGGAATGCAGCCATGCAGACGCCGGCTTAATGCGCTTGTCACCCTCTTTGCCGTGATCTGACTTGAAATTGCCCCAATGTCGCAGCTTCCACCAGTTTTGGTTGGCCACCACTCGGGCATCTACGGACGCCTTACCAGCCATGTACTTATTCAGCAGCTCCATAGCCCGCTGCACATCTTCTTCTGTAATGGTGTGCAGTTCTTCCTCTTCCGGCTCCTCGGCTGACATTTCGTCCACCAGCTGCTGCGCCTGTTTGATCGGGTCATCAGACCGTTCATCAGCAGCGGGCGCTACGGCATCTTCCGGCTTCTTTTGTGGTTCCGTCTGCCCCTGGGCGTGCTGCATAAATTCTTCCTTACTCGGCTTTTTCTTTTGCTTAGCCATAATCAATATCCTTTCTTCATTTGGTCAAGAGGGTCGTCTGCCAGCGCTCTGGCCGGTATCTTCCGCCTGGGCGGTATCTTCTGCAACATGGAGAAATAACGGAACTCATCCATTGCGTGATCCTCAAGATCCGTATTCAAGTCCTCCACCTTGTGTTCGTCATACATCATCAAAGGAATGGTCCGAATGAAGTCCTTACAATTCTTGAACACATACATCATCGGGTACCCACGCTCATCAAACATCAGCCTGTAATGGCACTGCATCCACCCGGCTATGCGGGTGTTATCGCCGCGCTCAAAGTACACGCCGTGTCTGTTTGCCGTCTCCGCAATGGAATATCCATCATCCTTGGCGAAGATAGCAGGGTCTGCTACGCCGGTAATATGTCGGCCCGCCAGCAGCGGGTCATGCGTTTCTATCTCTCTGATCTTCTGGAACACAATATCCGCCGGTAGTTTCAGTCCTTCGTTTGGAGAAGTGCAGCCGTACCATTCCTTAATGCGGTACACCACACCATCATATCCCTGAGCCCACCAGCCACAAGAAAACGGCTTGCTGTACCCCCAGTCGAACGAGCGATACACCTTCCAGTCGGCAGGAATATCAAACGGATCTATCACATGGGTCCACCTACGGTCTGTATAGTGGTCCGGGTTATTCCGCCATTCCTCGAAGAACTGACCCGAAAACACATTCCAGTCACCATACCGCCATGCCTGGCGCACCTTGGCAGGCAGTGCGTCCAGCTGCTGAAGGTACTTTGGGCTGTTTTCAAGCAATATCTGATTGTCCGTCACCAGGGATTGTATGAACGAATAATCCTCCGGGTTCTCATTCTCATCGTACACCCGATCAATGAATAGTCGCTTGACCCACTGGTGACCAACACCGCCAGGGTTGCAGGTAAGGTACATTCTTTTAGGGTGGCTATTTGCGCCGCGCACACACGCCCACAAAGTCTTGAACATATCCTCCGTGAACTGCGTGGCCTCATCCAGGTACATGATATCGCACTCCGTACCTTGGAAGCGGCCCAGGTCCTTCTCTCGCTCCAAATAGCGGAACAATATGCGACTGCCATTAGGGAATGTGATCGTCTTCTTACTGTCGTTGTACACGGCCAAACGCCGGTGCCTATCCGGATGATAGCATTGCAACGCCCTGGTCAGTGGCACAATATGATTTTCTGTTAGTTCAGGATAAGTCTTGCGCACAATAATTTGCGTAATACCCGGGCAGGCGTAGCTCATCACCTTAGCCTTGCAGTCCACTACCCAGCTTTTACCACCGCCTCTGGCACCACCAAAGGCAACAACATTGTGAGTGTCTGTCAGGAACTCCACCTGCTTAGGCTGTGGCGTGCCCAGGTCCAACACTTCACTTGGCATACTTCTTCACCTCGTCTGACAACACCACCTGCACCTCCGGTACGCCTGCAGCTACGCTGTCGCTTTGGCTCTTCAGGTGCTCTATGCGCGCCTGCTGCTCCTGTCTGTCCAGATCGTCACGCACATTCAGAAGATCCTTTACATCCTTCAAGCTGGAAGCAATCTGTTTGGCGCCGGCACGGTCCACAGCCACACCTGGCACACGCACCACCTTGTACTCGCCGTCTTGATGCTCCACGGAGCACATTTCATTCAGCTCCTCTATGGCTTTGTCCAACTTGTCCATCAACTTGTCCGCAAGGCGGTGCAGCCGCTCAACGCGCTTTACTTCCTGCTCCACAGACATATCCATATATTTTTGTTCCACTTTGGCCCGATAGTCGTTCCTCTGCTCCGTCCACTTTTCGTTAGCTGCCCTCTTACGCAGCGTGGACTGTGAACAGCTGTACTCGTCTGCCAGGGTCCGCAGGCTCTTACTGCCGGAGACATATTCACGCCTCACCCTATTCCAGTCCACTTGATCACCTCACTATGATTTAGCATAACAAAAAGAGGGTGACTTTCGTCACCCCCCCGATGATACCATTGCTATGCGTCATCGTGCAGCTGTGCCAGCGGACAGCCTTTCCAGCAGTAAGAGGTGCAGAATGACCGCATGTGTTCATCTTTTTTGACCTTAGACCGGAATACCACACGCAGCCCGGAACTATCATACACAGCCGGTGCACAGTTGATCTGTACCGTCTCCTGGCTGTCATAGTAAGGACAGATAACCTTGGCATCTCCGTAGCTCTTCTGCTTTGACTTTGACATCATTGGTTGCCTCCTTAGCGGCCCGTACTCCCGAACCCGCCGCTACCGCGTTCGGTGTCTGCCAGCTTGTCCACCAGCACCAAATCCGGAGTGTCGATCTTGACAACCACCAGCTGGCTGATCTTGTCCCCACGGCGCACGGTGTAATCCATACCACTGTGGTTGTACAGCTTGACGGCAATGCTGCCAGTGTAGCCAACATCAATCACGCCCTCGCTGGTAAGGCCATACTTCACATTCAGTCCGCTCTTGGATTTGAGAAAGCCTGCGGTATTTGGCGGCAACTCAATATGTACTCCGGTGTCAATGGTCACCGATCCATGTGCCGGAATTACCGTGTCCATTGGTGACAACAAATCAAGCCCTGCGTCCGTATCGTGTGCTCGTACAGGCATTAACGCCTGTTTGTCCAGTTGAATGTTCATTCGTCGTCCTCCTCATAGATGATTTCCAATCCATAGGCCACCGCTGCGGCGTGTTCAATCTGACAACCCCTTGCCTGTTCCCAGCCACGGCAGAAGTAAGCAGCGTGGCACTTGCTCATATTCTCCAGCGACTTGGCAAGGAAGCACAGCGGGATATTAACTACGCCTCGCTCTTCCATCGCTTTGTCACTATACCACTCGTCAGTGAACAGCGTGTTTACGACTTCGTAGCCTCTTTCCTTCAACACCCGGATTACTTGCTCTCTTGTAGCGATAATCTCCGCCTCACTCTTTCCAGCCATCGGCTGGCTCAACATTGCTTTCTTCATTTTGTTTCTCCTTTCAATTCATTCATCGGTTTGCTCGCAATACAATTCTTCTGCGAATCCGTCCAATTCGCATCCACCGCAAATTCCAACTTCCTCAAGATAAACATCACTTTGGTCAAACATACAGAAGTAAAAAATTCGACCGCTATTATCTTCAAGAAATTTCATAAAATCACAATTAGCACAATCGTGTCGTTTTTTCATTCTTTCACCTCAATCAATATGTATTTGCCGTCTTTGGTTTTGAAAGGCTTATTTATATCTAGCCCTCGATATACTTGATTAAAGTCCGAATAATAACAGTAACTCAAACCTATACAATATTCACAGTCTTCGCACACCGTCGTTATACTGGCACAATGTTCACGAATGGTCATAGCCCTAAACTTACGCTTTTTCATTTGGCACATTTCTCCATTCTCGGCGGGTCTGGAAGCTCTCGCCAATGAGTTACATCTTCAACGATTGCAATACCGTGTCTTATCCAGTGTTTGTCCACTGTGTGATACCAACATTCAAATACATACCCACCGAAACACCCAATCACATATCTACTTGTGTCCGGCAGCCTGTCCTTTACACTGATCCATCCGTCCGACCGGTTAAAACTTGTCATTCGTCAGTCCTCCTTATTCGTCTACATGCAATAGAATGCAGGGCTTCCAGAAATCATCGTACTCATTGACTGTTTGTTCCACGAGGGCATTAAATTCATCGTCCGACAAATCTCTATACCGTTCTTCTCCAGCCAGAACATTTGCCACATCGTCTGCAAAGTCATCCCTATCTGTGTAGCACTTACACTCGTCAATTTGCTGTCCGCAGTCAAGAAATTCTCCTTTTTTCGCACTTACATAGCTGCAACTCATATAAGAGTAGTCACCATTGTTCGCATTGTCTCCGGCAAATACCAAAATCGGCAAAGCCGGGTTTTCTACAATGAGCTGTTTTAGTTCATCTGCTGAGTGCAGCAGACCGGTCGGTTTTCTTTCTTTGTTAGTCATTATTTTTTCTCCTTTAATATTCATACCACTTCTTGTGACAAACCGGGCAAAAGTCCGTGTCCAGCACAAACGGCTTACCGCAAACAGGGCAGTCCTCGTCAAACTGCACTAACATTACGCTGCGATGATCTTCCGGAGGTGTCCAATCGCCTCCAACAACACACGCCGTTGCATATACGCCCTCGGAGATAAACTGCCCAGTTGTTCTCGCAAGATCAGCAGCGTAATCTTTGATTTCAACCAGCGTTGGCTGCCTCTGGCTTCCGGTGAAGATGATTGCCGTGCCATCTTCATTCCATTCGTGCGTTATTTTGTTTTTTGCCATTCTTTCTCTCTCCCATTCTCGCAGCTGTACTGCCCCCTGTGTATCGTCTTTCCGTCCGGTGCCAGGTGGTTGCGGCAACCGTATTCATTGCTACCCAGGTTGCGGCCATACTGGCAGCGATCACAGCGCACATAGAATGCACATTGTTCAGCCATCTGTCCGTGTCCTCCAGTTCCGCAGCTCGACCTCCACATAGCCATCCAAGTCATAGGTCTTGAGCACTTGCAGCTCCACCACCTGCTTGTCGTCCGGGTATGCCAGGCCGTTCAGTGCATCCAGCACGATCTTGGCGATGTTGTCCGTGTCCGGCTTTTTGGTGGGCAGTACCCTGCCGGCCATCATCTCCACCTTACGCTTTTTGCTGGAACTCTTAGGAATGCCAAACGCTGCAATGATTGTTGCACTGACAGGCTCGTCCACGGCGAAGGCCATCAGATCTCCATATTCCTGCCGGTAGCAGAACCGCACCTCGTCCTCGTAGTCCTTGGTCTTCCTGGGCGTATATGTAGCAATATGGTCACCCCGGCGCACAGCCCGGTGCCGTCCCTTGCCCTGGGGCTCTCCCGGTATCGTCAATCGTACCATCATCTTGCTGTCACCAGCCTTTCATAGATCTGCTGGGCCATTGCTGCCGTGGCCAGCTCTTCATCTCCGTGAGCGTTCAGCCGCTTGGCGTACCGCAGCAGCGGCTCCGGATTGTTCTCATCAACAAGCATATACCCAAAGTCACCGGTGACGATGGGCACGCCCTGTTCCTGCATGGACTTGCGCTCCGATCTCAGGTCCCGCTCGCTAATGCGCGTCCGCCGTGCCAGGTCTTTGCCCCTCACCGGCATGCCGGGCGGGATCAGTGCGTCATAGATCAGCGCCTGCCGTGGTGTCAGTTTGTTCAGTTCCATAGGCCCTCCTAAAACTTGATGTCTGTGTTGTTCATGGTGTCCCGCTTGATCTGCTCCAGGTCGTAGGACGGCGGGCTTTGCAGTGCCCCGCTGTTCTTCCTGTCCTCTGTGCCCCACTTCTGCAAAACAGAGAAGTGGTCGTAATAGGTCTTGTGGGTGTTGTGAATATGGAAGGACAAGTTCTTGATCAGTCGCTGCCAGTCAAGTGGGAATTGTTTTCTTAGCTTTGCAATCTCTTCATCAGTTAATCGAACATTCTTAAACTCGCCATATAATTTTGCGGGCGTGCACGCGCTCGCGCGCTCTCTCCCTTCTCCTGTATTTCTTCTACATTCTTCTACATTCTTGTTTGTGTGTTTCTGCGGCGTTTCAGTGTCGCTTCTGTGTCGTTCCTGCGTCGTTTCTGTGTCGTTTTTTGCATTTGCGTATGCTTGATATTTGGCGTAGTGAAGCACTCTAAGCCGTGTCTTTTTACTGTCGCTTTTTACTGACAACATTCCGTCAGCTTGAAGTGTATCCAAGTAACGCTTAACTTTCGTGTTACTCCACTTCCACCGATCGCACAAAAAGCGAATGGAAGTGACCAGCTCGCCACTGTCCACATCCATCAGCTTGCCATCAATCATCATCTTTGCAGGTGAGCGATTGCACAGCAGCAGAAGGTCCATCCAGGCATGGAATTTGTCGTAGGGCTCCGCAGAATATAGCCAGTGCTCCGTAATCTTTCGGTGCACCTTGATCCATCCTTGCATAGGCTCTCCTTAAAATGGCAGGTCGTCATCATCAATGGGCTCAAACTCTGCGTCATCTGCCGGTGCGCTGCCTGTGGTCGCCTGTGCGCCGCTCTCTGCCTTAGAGCCACAGAAGGACACCTGATTAGCTACCACTTGCACGCTCTTGCGTTTCTCGCCGTTCTGGTCCGTGTAGTTGTCTGTCTGCAAAGAACCCTCCACGGCGATCATAGAGCCTTTATGGAAGTATTTGCACACAAATTCTGCCGTCTGCCGCCAGGCGGTGCAGTCGATAAAGTCCGTCTTGCGTTCCTCGCCCGCCTTCTGATAGCTGCGGTCCACAGCCACCTGGAACCGCACAACGGAGACGCCGCTGGGCGTGGCTCTCAGCTCCGGTTCGTAGGTCAGTCGACCCATAATTACAACGCTGTTAATCATAGATAATTCCTCCCAAAAATAGATAAAAAGTCCTTGTCCGGGTAGGTAGCTTCAAAAGCCTGCTGCCCAACCCGGTGTAAATAGTCCATCGTCTGCTTACAATGGTGTGCACCTCTCGGCGGCTCGTTGTGGCAATTATGGCACAGAAGCACCGTCAAGCCGTATTTATCGCTTTTCCGTCTGTTATATGCCCCAAATACATGGTGTCGCTCCAGGGCCCGCACAGAGCCGCACAGGTAGCACTGCCGCTGCTCTTCCGGCTGAATAATGCTCTTCTTCACTGTTTCCGTTCCTCCCAAGCAGACATCAGCTGCGCCAGCTCCGCCGGCGGCATAGTCTCAATGCCCAGTGCCTTGCAATCCTGCACCACGGCGTCTATGAGCCGAGCCATGCGCTTTGTGCCGTAGCAGCTGGTGCCGTAATAGAACCGCACCAGCGAGGTGCGCGGGTAGATTCCATCATCCACTTTCTCCGCTGTCCAGCCCAGGCCGTTCCTCCCCCATGATTTCGTCATGGCCTCAACGGCTGTGTCCGGCAGCTGATACTCCACCGAACGGCCATACTGCCGCACATAGCCCTGGTAAATCTCGTCCTTGGTGATCTGCGAGTCATTCTTGGCCAACTCCGCTTGCAGCTTGCCGATCAATGCCCACATGTACCTATTGGCGTCTAAGCTGCGGTGCTTAACCCTTGGTTTAATCTCCAGCACATACTCTTCCTTATCCACCAGGGACTCAATGAATGCGCCAACCTTGGCCATAGTGGGCACCAAGTCTTCCTTTTTGAATTCGATTTTCATAGACCTAACTTCATGAAGATCTTATCAGCTTGTTGCCGGGTCAGATCTTCAATGCGGCTCACCTTGTAATAGGCCAAGGCCTTTTTGACCCGCTCATTCTCTGCATTTTCTTTCAGAATAGCCACCTGGTCCGGGCTGATCTTCTCCGCCGCCTGCTGCCGTGCCTGTTCTTTCTGCGGGTCCTGGGCTTTCTGCTTGCCCTGGGTGCCTTGCTGTGGCACATCCGGATCCTTGCAATCATCAATACAGAACAGGCCATTAAGAGCATACTTCCTGGCATAGCTGGAAGTGCTGCCGGTCACCTGGGCATCATCCATGCCTTTCTTCGTGGCGGCTTCCCGGGCAAAGGCCCGCACGGAAATGCTCTTGTCGCTATCCGTGTCCGCCAGCGTGGCCGTAGCCACAATGTACACTCGATCACCGCAGCACTCTACCGTGTCGGTCACCGTAAGCACAGCGCCGTGCTTCTTACACAGCGGTTTGACCGCCTCCAGGATATCCTCACAACTGCGGTAATGATACTTACCGAATGCGTTATACTGGTTCTTGGGCGCCACCAGTTCACACTGGATGGCTAATAGTTTTGCTTGTAACTCCATTCCATTCACCTCACTTGATCACGCAGCCGGGGGTCTCAATCAGTGCCGCACCGGCTACCGTCTCCCCCGCCAACAGAGCTTTTCGGATAGACGTCTTGTCCACCTTGGGCGGCTGGGGCTGCATGTATTCCGCCGGCACCGCTGCCAGGTTGAACACATCCACCGACTTGCTCGAGGTACTGGTCAGCACAAACCGTCCGGCCTGCACATTATCCTGCTGGGTGGCAGCCAGGTACGCCGCCAGGGTCTTCTTCATCCGCTTAATGGCGTTGTCCGCCCGCTTCTGTTTTTCGGCGAAGAAGTCCTTTTCTCGCTTGTAGTCCTCCACATCCGCCGTCAGCTGCCGGATCACCATACCGTAGTCCTCCAGCTTCTCCGGCACCATCATGCTGTCCAGTGTGTCCTGGACCGTCTGTTCATCAATCTCTCCGGCTTCCAGCAGCTCCATCAGCTGGGCTGCCTGGCCGGTCAGTTCATACAGTGTCGCCATATCGTTCTCCTTTGTCTATATTCAATACAATGCGGGCCTCTGCCCGCGCCTCCGGGTCGCAGTCTTGGGGGCAAAAGCCGTAGTCCTGCACAAACTTGTCCATCTCTGCGCTGGTCATCAGATCACCCCCAGATCGTAGCAGCTGCGAAGCCAGTTTTCGCTGCGCCGCACAATGGTCACTTCCTTGTTGTTCTCGTCCAGCAGCTGCTCCAACTTCTCGCAAGCACATTCCCAGCAGTAGCTGCCGCTGGGCTCCTCATTGCCCGCACCGATGGAGAACCCATAACCCTCAATGGTAATGTCGCAGCTGTCACAGGCGATCACGCCCGCCTCCTTGTCATACATCGGCATTCTCCTCCTGCTTGTCTTCGTCATACTCCAGCGGGCGAACAAACCCATACGCCTTAGGCAGCGTCAGCAGAGCCTCGCTCGCAGGTACAGACACAGCCTCCAACACATCGTATGTACAGCCCTGCACGGCCACTCTGTAACCGGACCGTATTTCGCTGAACCCAGGAGCACGGCACACCTTGCCGTTGGTCAAAATTACCAAATCCATATATTCATTACTCATTGTTATTGTCCTTTCCCAGTTTTAAGGCGTGCAGATACGCCACATCGAAATCTGTCAGCGGCGCCAGCAGCACCACTCTATCCTTATCATCTTCAACCACCAGCTGCTTGTCCTGTCGGGCCTCGTCCTCGTCCTTGGGCAGCACGAACACCGCCAGAGCGATCAATGCGCAGCCGGTGCCGCTGATTGCCACGGACACCCACCAGTACGGATTATCCGCCACAAGGCAGCAGCCAAACAGCACCAACAGGAAGCCGGTGAACACCAGCACTATCCCTGCCTTTTCTCGTCTTGTCATATCTTCGCCAACTCCTTAACCTCATCCGGGTGCTGGGCGTAGTAGTCGCTCATGCTCTCTGTGAGCCGGTGCGCCATCGCCGCCAGCATGCGGCTGTGTTCTTCTTCCGTCAAGTCCTCCAAGGGCTTAACCTTGCCGTCCACCATAACCATGATCACGGTGGTCAGTTCTTTCTTCATTTCGTCACCTCAATTAAAGTTACGCAAGGCCGGATTGTCCGTATGCCTTGACTTTTTCTCTCTCAACGCCTATACTATAGGTGTTGATAATTGTGTTTACTCATTATATTAAGCTTATCAACTCCTTTGACCGACTGTGCCCGCAGTTGGTCCTTTTTATTTGCCAGCCCTTAAATCAGCAGCAGACCGCCCGCTGCGATAAATGTGATGTTGGGTGGGGCGGGCGTGCGGGAAATCAAAAAAGAAAAGAAAAAAGAAAGGGAGAGAAAAAATATATCCCCGCTGCCTGCTGCTTATCTAAAGGCTGGCTGTCTCGTCACAATCGTTCGCTTTTAGCGAACCTTGTAGGTAAAAAAATATAGTCCATAGGGACCCCATAGAGGTCTGCCAGCTTACAAAGCTGATCTACTTTAGGGGAAGAACGGCCTGTTTCCCAATTTCGTATAGTATCTCTACTTACTCCGACCTCCATAGCTGCATCCGTTTGGCGCATATTCGCATTGATGCGCGCAGCTTTGAGCGTTATCTTAAACATCATGTTCAGCACCTCCTTTCTCGAGTTCACTTAAAGTGTACCATACATTTGGCCGCAAGTCAATACTTAAAGCGAACTTTTTTACAAAAAATGTTGACTTTTTTCGTCTTTAAGTGTATAGTGGTTTCGTAAGATGCAGTGAGGTGAACAATATGGAATACGACAAAAGAATATTCGCCAAGAATCTGAACTCTATAATGGAAGAATGTGACAGAACGCCTTCCGATATAGTCAACCTTCTTGGAGTAAGTAAATCTACTGTATCCAGTTGGAGAAACGGCGAAAAAATGCCCCGCATGGATAAAATAGAGGCATTAGCTAATTATTTTGGGTGTCTTAAATCCGATCTCATAGAACAAAAGTCTTTCCGCGCTCCGGAAGTGACAGAAGATACTGTGATCTTCCCGGTAATTGGTGAGATTGCCGCCGGGTATGACTACCCTGCGTATGAGGACTGGAGCGGCGAGACGGTAGAAATACCCAAGTCTTACCTGCATGGCCGCAGCCGGGACGACTTCTTTGTGCTCTCTGTTAAAGGTGACAGTATGTACCCGCAGTATATGGACGGCGACAAGGTGCTGATCCTGAAGCAGAGCACCATGAACCGCTCCGGTGAGATTGGAGCCATCATCTATGACGGCGATATGGCCACATTGAAGAAGATAGAATATGTGGACGGTGAGGACTGGGTGAAACTTATTCCTATCAACCCGGAGTACACCCCTAAGACGATCCGGAACGAGGACCTGGAGCAATGCCATGTTCTTGGCATTCCCCGCCTGCTGGTCCGCGAGATTGAACAGTAAGCATAAAGAACACCAAAGGAAAAAAGAATGTACAGTATTCGATATCTGCTGGTTAATGAGCTAATGCCAGACGACTACTATGAGCGTGGAGAAAGCAGAACACCTTTTAAGGAATTGTCAAAAGAAAGATACAAAGAGTTTTCTCCACACCTAAGTGTGCCCTGGATCTGCAAACCACACCGGCTGTATCATTTTTACACTGGTGATGATTTTGGCGGATTCGCAATCAGAAATACACAAACAAATGAAATACGCAGTTTTATGGTCGCATTTCCGTATGTAGAAATTCCGTTTACTGTGAACGAAAACGAAAAAGTGTATCCGCTGGAAACGGATACATATAGCCTAAAAGGTCCAGATTTTGTTGGCAAATTTTCTAACATTAGGTCAAATGAAATTAAGTTTTCCTTACTAGAAATCATGGCGATCGCAACTTCAATGACCGTCGCCTCAATAGCAAAAGAAAAGAA